AACTGTCTTTAAAAAAACCACCATATATAAAAACTTTTTTATTTAAATCTATTTCTAATCCCAAACCATAGTTCTTTTCATTAAAGTCTATATCACTATCATGCCAAGACAATCCATTTATAACAACACTTGTTTCTGCATGAAGTGGTGTTGTACATAATAACAATAAAATTATAATATGTTTAATCACTTTCCTTTACCTTTTGTACGATATCCAGATGTTGGAGTTGATTTGGTTAGAGATAATCTTTTTACTTTATATCCTTTGCTATATCCATGACGTAGGGCATTTCCTTGCCATGATTTTCCTAAGTTATTCTGTCTACCATACTCACATAAATTATATGTTGTTTCTTTTTTACCTGTAGATAAATTATGAACTAACCATTTCATAGAGTTTGCATCTGCAACTAATTCTTTTTGTCTTTGAGATTGTTTTTGTCCTGTACGCACAATCTTTGCTTTATGTTCTTCTGTTAGTTTTCGTTTGTGCTTTTCTTTCATATAACTATTTATAACTTACAAACCTTATGTATTTACTGGTAACAAAAAAGGGAACTAAAGTTCCCTCTCTTGCAGTTTCGTTTACTTGCGTAAGTTGCAAGGAACAAACTAATGTAATACATAAGGTTAGTTACATTAAATTTGTTACTTTGACTCTACGATAGTACACGTTATCGTTTGCGTCTAATGCGCCGACATCACCAGCAGCAGTTCCAGATGCAAGTACACCTGAAGCATATGGGTTACCTGTGATACCATATCTTGTTTTGAATCCAATTTTTGGTTGGAAAGTATCTTCTCCAACTGCTCTTACCATTTGTAGTGGTACGTATGGACAATAGAAGATACCAGCATCGTAAGGTGAACTACCTCTGTAACCTACCACATAGTATTGTGAAGCAGATACGTTTGCAGCATATGGGTCAACATAAACTTTATATCTTCCGTTTAATGTACCAGCAAATGTGTTTGCAGTATCATCAACATTAAGATTAGAGTTTAATGCTGGAGTGTAATCAAGGACACCTGCCATTTGTAGTGCAGATGCAACATCAGCAGAACAAATAATTATGTTTCCTTTTCCTCTCCTTGTTTGTTGACCAACAGCGTTGGCATCTCTTTCGATAGCGAATAATAGTCCTTTGAATTTTTCAACTGACCATCTACCATTAGAGTCTGTGTCTAAGTCAAAGATACCAGCAGTAGTAGTGTTAACTTGGGCACCTTTTTTAGCAACAATGTAAATTGTTCTTACAACTTCTCTGTTTATTTCTGCAAGTATTTCTGCAGAGAGAATGTTTGCAAGCTCAGTTTCAGCGTCAAGACCATGAATTGCTTTAAGGTCTTGTGCGAGTTCCATAGAATATTCAGCTTTTAATGCTCTGGATTTAGCAGTAACAGTTTGTTTCTCAATTGAGAAAGCCATTTCTGCGAAAGCATTTGCAGCTGCATCTCCTAATGCTTCACCTTGTGCAGTAGTCATACCGCCTGGTGCTAAGTATGTACCAGCAGATGGTGAATCGTTTAGAGTTGCAGGGTTGCTTCCAGTAGCAGCAGATGATGTTAAATCACCAGCAGCGTCATCGTTTGACAAACCAGAATCAGCTTCGTCAACTAACGCTTCAGCACCAGTTTGTGATACTGACCTACTTCTCATTGCGAAAATAAGACCAGTAGGGCCTGTCATTGGTTGCACACCACAAATGTCATATGCAATCAAGTTAGGCATAGCACGTCTAACTAATGAAATTAGGATTGGCTCCCAATTATCTACGTTAGTACCAGTTGAGTTAGCTGGCGCAGCTTCGTTTAAAAAGCTTCTATCTTCTCTTAACGCTTTTTCTTGGTTTTCGAGAATAACAGTAGTAACAGCACGTCTATAAGGGTCATTGATTACACCCAAATCTGGATGTTCAAGGACTGGCTGCCACTTTTCTTGTAAATTGTTTGATTGAAACATTTTTCGTTTCTCCTTTTTAAATTTTACTTTATTTTAGTATATGTCTCTACTTCCATCAATATATTTCACTTACTTTATTATTATTTTGCACGTTCATGAGTTTTACTGATAGCAGACATATACTCAGCCATCTTACCAGATGTTTCTACCTCATTAACGGGTTCGTCATCTGATATTTCATTTGTGCTTTGTTCTTCAGTTCTTTTTGGAAAATATGATTCTTTTAATGTTTCAAGTTTTGATTTATAACTTTCAGCATCTGAGTAATCAACATCTTCAACAAGACCTTTGAACTTTTCTACCTCTGTATCGACTAAATCGTCAGATACATCTTTTATGATAGAATCTTTTGTCAGTTCGCCAATTTCTGAATGAAGTTCTTTGTCCTTCTCAATTTGTGAATTGAGTTGTTCTTCAAGTTCTTCAATTTTCTTGGATTGAGCTTCTAACACATCGTATTTTTCGTCAGGAACATCTATATAATGGTCTTCGAATAATTGTTTTAGACCAGCAATAAAGTCTTCTGAAATCTCACCTTTTAATCCTCTTTCAATTGCAAGTTCGTTTTCTTTCATCCATTCTTGAACTACATAGTCAAGATAAGAATCTACTTTTTCAACGAGCTCATCTTTTGCTTTATCAGATTGTTCAGTAAGTTCCTTAGAATATTCATCTTCTAGTCTTTCAATTTCTGTTCTGACTTTTGATTTTACAGCAGCTTCAAAAATTGTAGAAGCTTTGTCTTTGAATTCATCTGAAAGTTCGTTTTCTCCAGATATTAGGGCATCAACGTCTTCTTTGACTTTGATTTCCTTAATTCTTTTTTCCGTTGCTTCTTTTTTAGCTTTTGCAAGTTCTTTTTTAGTATCGTCATCTTCGTCATCTTCATCATTATCCATTGCTTCTTTGACGATATTATTGTACATCGCTACTAACTTCTTTTCATCTGCTTTACTTAATTTATCAGATATAGCTTTTAACATATCTGCTGCTTTTAATACTTCTGGTTTATCAGCAGGTGCAGCACCTTTTGTTTGTGCTGTACTTGTTTGTTTTGTTTTTTCACCAGATTTTGCAGATGCAGATTTAGCGTCAGTTGGAGATGTAACAGCAGGACCTAGGTCCTCTACTTCTTTTGTTTCATTTTTCGGAGCTTTTTTCTCAGCAATTACTTCTTCTTCGTGAATGTCATTAACTGCAGAATCAGAAGCATCAGCGGCTTGTAATTCAGCCATTACTTCTTGTTCAAGTTCCTCAATTGATTTTTCTATTTCAGCCATTTGGAAATCTCCTTTTTCCTGTTTTTTTTATATTAATATTTATAAATTAAAGTTTTTTGAGAAACTTTGCAAACTCCAATGCTTTGATGTTTGCGTTTCTTGAACGAATTCCTTTCTCAATTTCCAATTTATGTTGTGCAATTTCTGCTTCTTGTAATATACCGTTATCCCAAATCCACTCTTTTCCTTCCATAATGCCTTCTACGAAAGCATTTGGAGCAGATGGGTCGGCAACGATATCAGCAGCAGTTGCAAGGTAAAAATCATCCTTAACGTATGATGCACCGTTTTTTTGTTGTAGAGAACCCAGTCCACGACTAGATACTCCAAGTTTAGCACCTTCATCCATCAACGACTTGACAATTTTACCCATTGGTGTATCCATGATTTTCGCTTCTCCTATGAAGTTCTTACCATCTGGATACAAATCTGTAATCATATGTGAAACTCTTTCAAGATTTACAGTCGGACCGTCTGGGTGTCCTAATTCACCGAATGCTCTTTTTTCTTTTGTGAAGTTCTTATTATAATTAGAAACTTCCTTCTTTAGAATATCAAAAGGATATACTCTACCATTCCGATTTTTAACATCAGCTTGCATGAATATACCTTTTATTTTATATTCTTTCTCACCTTTTTCATTTTCTTCAGTAATGTATTGTACTTCTTCTAAATTTTCTGATATTAGTTTTAATCCCATTTAATTATCCCTCTTATATGGTATTAGTATAACCAGATACTTTGTGAAATTCTGTAATTAAAGTAAATGTACCAGTTGCATTTGTAACTAAAACATCTCCAGTAATTCCACTACCAGCGTTATTAACTAATGCTGGTTGTCCAGAAGTATAACCATAAGTACCATTTCCTGCTAAAATCACGCATTGAATATTTGATGATGCGTCCCATAAAAGTTCAACACCACCACTTGCAGCTTCAATAGAGTACCATATTTTTGCAATAGATACTCTAGGATTGCTATCTGCAAGACTTATTGCAGAGGCATCTAAAATGCTTACTGCACTATTCGCTGCGTTATCGCTTACTGTTTTGATAACAGTTTTAAAACTTGTATCGATTAATGTTTGATTTGTTACTGCCATTTTTTTTTATCCTTACATTACTGCAAATAATTCTTTTTCAAAATAATCCATAAGTTCGTTTTTTGTTACTTTAAATTTTGTTGCAGTATCTTTTATACTCTTATCAAAACTATTTAGGAAATTTTGTGGTTTATCGTTCATTTTTTTCATAATATTATCCACAGCATTCTTCATTTTTGGAGAAAGCTTTTTATATCCTTTAGTTTTTTTATGTTCATCTTTCTCAGATATCTGAGAAATAAAAACTTCGAAGTTTTTATTCTTCATTTACGTTATCATCCACACTATCTTCAGGAACAATTGTTTTAACTATAGTACTTGAAACTTCCTGTCTACGAACTTCAAGTGCGTCTCCAACTTTTGCTGTCATTGCATCTTTAAAGTTTTTTTGTGCTTCTATGTTGTTCCCTGTTCTAACAGAATCAACTATTTTTTGAACTTCTTCACTCATTATAATTCTCCTTCATTTTCTGGTTCATCTTGTGGTGGTTGTTGCGTATCTCCATTTTCCTCTTCATCATCGTCATCAGTTTTTGTCATATCAATCTGAGTAGAACCTGGAGGCAGAGTTGGATATCTTGTAACACCATCACTACCATCTGGCACATTAAGGTCGCCTTCGCCACTTTCTTGTTTAATTTCATCTTTCATTCTTGCTATATCAGTATCACTCATTCGTAAAACATATTTTTGTACATAAGTTTTACTATAAAATGTTCCGATATATGATTGCATTCTATCAAGAGTATCTATTCTATTTTGTAATAATTCTGCATCTTTTAATTCTGAGAAATGTCCATCTTTTATGAAATTAAAGTTGACACGTTCTTTCATTAATTGCCAATCTTCATCATTAATTATTCCCTTTAATATTAATTGTGTTCTTAACATTTCAAGGAACAATCCTGTAAATTTCTTTCTTAATCTTTGGACAAATTTTGTAAATTTTAATTCATCTCTTGTTACTTCACTTGACCTACCAGCACCAACTACTGTTCCCGGCGATTCTTCAGTAAGTCTTGAAACTGGAACATTTAATGAACGATACAATCTTTTTTGGAAATATTTAATATCTTCAATTTCCCCAAGATTTTGTCCACCGGGTAAAGTTTGAACATCTGTTCCTCTACCACCTTCTCTGATTGGTAACCAGAAATCTTCTAACATTGATAGATGGTTTCTACCATCACGAATCTCACCACTGCTAGCATCATATACAAGTTTGTTTCTGTAACGATTCATTACATCACGAAGATATTGTTCTGCTTTTACTTTAGGTAAGTTTCCTACATCAATTCTAAAAATTCTTCTTTCTGGTGCTCTTGATATTCTGTAAATAACCAAAGCATCCTCAATCATTCTTAGTTGATTGACAGGTTTAATTGCTTTATGTAAGTGTGAAAGTACTCTATTAGAGTTTTGGTCTACTAGTCCAGATGTACAATATGCAATTGAATCAGCAGCAATTTGAACGCCAGTTGAACCAACACCTTGTTGTAATCCTTTTTCATTATATACATAAAACTCATCTACATTTTTTACATGGTCGACTCCAGTCTTATTATCTTTTTCTCTATTTACTTGTCTTACTTTTTTAATTTTGCGTGGGTCGATATATCTTACTTCTTTGATACCTAATTTTGGATTAGATTTATCTATTATCATATGATAATAAAGTCGTCCATCAACATACCATCTTCTAAAAATGTCATGTCCTTTATTTTGAAAATATAAAAGACTTAAAATTTTATCAAATTCTTCTCTTATTTTTACTTTGATATTTTCTGGAACAGGAACATATTCCAAAATAAGTGCTACTGATTGGTCTGCTTCATCGGCGACGATTGCTTCGTTAACAATATCTTCTACTGCCATATCACACTCTGATTGTTGTGCGATATCACGATATTTACGAATTAAATCATCGTCTGATTTAGTTTTGCCTTCTAAGTCTAATACTGATGCAAAATGTCCAGCGCCAGAGACTTCAATCGCCCCATCATCAGAAGAGGGAGTCGTGAATCCGTCACGACTGCCTTCTTCTTCTTTAGCTCTGGTAATTTTGAACCCAAAAAGTTCTGCCATTGTATATTACCTGCCTTCTATTTTTCTTACTGTTATTATTTAGTAAGACTAAATTAGAAGTTTACTCCAGATGCTACAAAGTGTTGATATCTCCATGTACATTCAAATTCTTCTAATGTATTTGCAGAATCATGACTTAATTCTATTGCACCTAAAGTTTGTGGCCATAGTCCTCTAAAGATGTATGTTTTTAACACAGTATCATCTCTATCAAGTTGTTCTACAGTTGCATCTGTTTGATAATCAGCTACATCAATAACACCAGTATTATTTTCTAGGTCATTGATACCATTCATCCATCTT